AAAACTTCCTACTGTTGATATGAATCCTGGCCAAACTGCTGGCATAATTGTTTCCTTTTATTGTTTCATCGCCTGTATATCACTAAGTATGGATGCCACCTTACCAGCATTAGTAGCAGGTCCAGTAGGTCCAACTCCAGTTGCATAGGTTGATTTAGCTGATGTTAAATCTGTTAACTCTTGTGCTAACTTCTCTACTAATGTAAAGAACTTATCCATTTCCATAGCCCAACCTGGCGTTGCATTTATTATATCTTTCTTAGATGTTAATATAACATTTTCAGTTCTTGAGTTTAGTAATATTCTATCTGATGTAATTACTACCGATGGGTCTTTGTATGAAGATTGTGATTTTACTCCACTACCTAAATTTGATTGAGCGGTTTTAAGTTGTAGTTTTTGTGATGAGGTTAAGTATATAGATGATAAATCATCATCAATAGTTTCTATAATAAATTTATTATATTCACCTGGACTTTTTCTACCATTTGCTAAAATAGTAATTGGGTCGTTATCCGTAGATGAACTCCAAGTTGGTTGTTGTGTTGTTTCAGCACCTGATGGAGTGTATCCAAATCTTAGAGAATGTCCGAATCTACCTTCAAACATTACATCTCCAATAAATGGTTGTAGTGAACCTATATCAGTTCTTTCAGTAAACCCTTCACCCAAATTAGCTTCTTCAGAACCACCAGATGTATTTGGATTTCCTGCAGATGTTGCTGCTATCGATGCCCCAACACTTTTAGTATTTTGGGTTATAGAACCTTTTGGTAATGCGTTATTATGTACATTGAGTTGTACCGATGTTGGTGCAAAATAATATTGTTTAGCTCTTCTACTACCACCACTTGCTTCAGGACCTAAACCAGCAAACACTAATACGGATTCACCGATTAGTGGGATTCTTTTTATATTACTATCAGTAGGATAACATTTTTCAAATTGCCCTTGCCCTTGTGATGTTAATATCTCAATACTAAACAATTCATTTACATCATCATCTTTAAGGTTGATTCTTTGAACTGTACCAATTTTAAATGAACTCATTATTCATCTCCCTCAATCTTATCAAGTGCTTCTATTTCTTTATCAATAGCTTCTGCGTTTGCCATCAACTGTTTCTTTTCATCATCAGTTAATCCAAACCCACCATCATCACCTGAGTTAGCATCTTTCATCATTCTTTGTACGATTGCGGCTAACTTAACAATCTGGTCATCATTTTTGATTGACACTTCCATATACTCTTTAATCAAAGGAACAATCACTGTAGCATCCTGTAGATTCTTAACTAATGGTTCTAACTGAGCGATAAGAAGTTTCAATTGTCTATCCTTCTTTTTCGAATTGTTATAAACATCAGACATGATATCAGAAAATGTTTTTCCTTTAAATAATTCAGTATCTTTATCCATTACTATCCTTTAATTTATATCTAACAGAAAGATGACCTGTTCTGTTATATTCCATATATAATTCTGCGTAAATACCTTTTAACTTACCAACTACTTTAGTAATATATTGAGTATGAACACCAGTTCTTTCTCTAATAAGTATGTAAAGTGCTTTCTTATTGTACGAATAAAGGTCTAATCTATTCTTAAATAGTTCATTTATTGAATCTGCTATAGCTCTATCTCTATCTTTTAAGAACAAAGTATATAAATGATAATCTATATATTTTGTAAAATGGTCTATAAAATCTGATTTTGCTTCTTTGTTGTTGAGGTCTATAACCTCATTTGTTATATTACGAGAACTATCAATATACTTTACTTCTGTTTTAGATTTCATTCTAGCATAGTTAGCATTGTTCTCATTAAATAAATAGTTTCGTGCTACAACTGTAAAGTAAGAAAAAGCCCTACCATTCTCTCCATTGAACTTATGAATCTTTTCATTTAGGAAAGCTACTACACTCGCCTTTACATCTTCATAAGGTACATCGAAGTAATATGTTTTGTAGGTATGAATTACATTTTCTGATAACTTATCAAATGGGTAGTGAATGAATCTGTTATAAATTTTATTTTTCAGTGCGTTATCATCACATCCATTATATGCATTTATAGCTATCTCTGTAATCTTAGTAAAATATCTTTTACTCCTTTTTCTTCTTTTTTTAGGCATTCTTGTTTATTTCATTGTTTAGTTTATCTAATGCGGCTTGTATCTCTTCAAAAATAAAACCACTTTCATCATCTGCTTCAAACGAACCAACTCTATCTATCTCTCTCATTCGAGCCAATGCCTTATCAACTGATTCGGCTGCTGATTCAATTAGTTTATCAGATTCTTCTATACCATCTTCTAACTTCTCAACCTTACGAAGTAAATTCCATACTATATAAAGTAAGATTGATATTATTAATAATGGTAAAATTATTTGTTGTAATATTTCCATATTAAGATTCTTCTACATCACCAAAGATAGATTTGAAATCAAGCTTCTCTGGCATTGTTACGTTTTCTAATTTCTTTTTAGTTGTAGGTCTACCACCTTTATTTTTTGTAGTAATAGAACCATCTTTTAATTTCTTCCATCTTTCCCACTCAAATCTAGTAGCCATAATATCAGCTTGGTGCATCAAAAATGGGAATGATGATTTAAGAGCTTTGTTTGGGTCATACGATATGTAATATTCTTTATTAGCTTCATCGTACAATCCATCTGTAAGTTGAATTGCAATCCACTCACCCTCTTCTACTTTAACCCCAAACTGATTTAACAACCAAAACGTTCTTCCAGTCATATTCATAAAATTCATATCTGGATTTGCTTTGTATATTTTACCTTGATTCTCAATATGCCATTGAGAGTCATTTGGTAAATACCAGTTCTCATCTAAACTACCAACCTTACCTAAATCGTGGTGAAGTGCTGAGAAGATTACGTTTTCTTTTGTAAACTCTCCTAACCCAATACCTAACTCACTATACAAGTCGTATAGTTTAACTGCGTTTCTCGTAACTCTAAGAACGTGGTCGATATACCCACCAGCAAATGAGTTGTGGAAATGTTCCATTGATGATGCTGGGGTTAGTACGATTCTATCTTCAAGAGCATCGTACATCTTATTAAGCGATTCTAATCTTTCGCCTGTAAATGTTTGGTTGATTAGCTTTCTAAACTTTTCGTAGTTATCTGCTATTTTGGTTTCATCTAAAATGTGTATCATAATTTATTTTTTATTTGTTAACTAATTGATTATCAATGTGTTGTGATGATAGTGATAGTGTAACTGATTGATTATCAGACACTTACGCTTCATCTAATATAGATAAGAATTCACTTTCTCTATAAATGTGATATGTTTTACCACCATTTTTGTGTTTGAATCCAGTTCCATCTAATAGAACTGTATCACCCACCTTTGTACTCATAGGGATAATCTCACCCGAATGAGTAAATAATCCACTACCAACGGCTACTACTGTACCCATCATTGTAGTTTCTGAACCTGATGGTTTGTATAAACCACCTTTAGTTTTTTCATCGTTTCTTTTGAGTATCTCTACTACTACTCTATCCCCTAAGGGTCTATAATTGTATTCCATAACTTATATAATTTTATCAATAATTCCTAATTCTAATGCATCTCCTGCTGATAAGAAGTAATCAGTTCTCTGATTCTCTTTCCAAAACTCTTTATCTTTCTTTGTACATTCAGCCATAATGTTATTACAATCCTCTTCTAATTGTTCTGCGAACTTAGCGTTGGATTTAACATCTTCTAATTTACCCATATTGAATGTTGAAAGTTGGTGAACCATAATCTTAGAATGTTTAGATGCTGCTCTAAGACCTGTTCCTGCGGTTAAAAGAAGTGCCGCTGCACTCATAGCTGAACCTCTACAAACAATGTTCGTATCGATTCCTTCATTTTCTTTTATAGTTCTAATGTAATCTATTAGTGCTAATGTTTCTACTACATCACCACCTGGTGAATTTAGTAAGATAGTTACTGATTTTAAATCTTTGTTTATCTTTCTCAATAATCTAACTTTAGATATTGTATCGAACACCATACCTTGCGATATCTCATCTTGTACTAAGATGATGTTTGAATCAATATCTAATCCGTAATCAAATTCTCTAAACTCCTGAAAGTGTTTATCTCTTTCGGATGGTGCTTTTACATCATAAGATGGTTGTATTTCACCACCAGTAGTTGTTGTTCTACCGTCATTATATAAATCGCTCATATGCTTTTGTAACTATTTTATTGTTAAACTTATGTAAATATACAAAAATATTTTTACAATACCAAATTTATTTTAATAAGTTTTTATATCTTCATTATCGGTTTCGTTTGCCACGTTTCCATCCGAATATGGTTTTGAGAATCCACCATATATTTTCTTCTTTGGTTTTTCTGGTTCTACTTTTTTAGTAGCCAATATCTCTTCGTTCTTCTTTATCATTTCTTCTACTTCACTATAATGTTCACCATCATTTCCATTCTGACCTATGATATTCATTCTCTCATCATTCTCAACATAAGCGTGTTTAATCACAGGTTCTTTCTTAACAACAACTTCATCTTCTTCTTTTCTACCATTACCAAAGAATTTATTTACTGCAATTACCATAGCGATTGCCATCGGGTCGAATACAAATACAATCATTAGAGTAAACCAATTCACAATCACATCCATCGACCTGCCTGTAATCTTAGCCATATATCTTAGTGGTCCGATTTCTGCGGCTACTTCGTTGTTTGATTCTAAATCTAAAATCTGTAAATCTAACTTTGTAATCGAATCGGTTACAGTTTCCATCTTTACCGATACTTTGTTTCGTTGTTCCTTCATATCATTTAATTGAGATGTAAGAACTCTTCTTGTTGATGATGATGTAGTAGTGATGATTCTACCTAATGTATCCGTATACTGTATTGTATTGTTCGATAGCCCCTTTGTAAGTTCTGTAATCGAACCATTAAGTTGATTACGTTCTATCTTATAACCTTCTAATGATTCTGAGAACCTATCTCTTTTCATTTCAACTACAGCGACCTGTTTATCTACAATAGTTAATTGGTCGGCAGTTGTTTGATATGCTGATGTTAAGAATCCATATATACCTGCTGAGGTTATAATCATTAAGATACCCACACCTAATGTAAGATATGATTTTAAA